CGTACACATCCCAGTCTCCGTACAGGAACGCCCGTTTCTGGTCCTCTGGCAGGTTGCGCAGCGTCCGCAGGTAGCCGGGGTCGTTCTTCATCAGCACCTCGTTGTCAAAGACAGAGGCCGATATGAAAGAGTAGTCCTCCGGTCGCTCTTCTCCGCGATAGTCGCGGTCGATGAACAGTCTCTTCACCCATGCGTGCCCCACGTTGCCTGGGTTGCAGGTGTAGTACATCCGCGGGGTGAAGTCATCGCGCACGGATCTGTTGCAGGTGGTGAGGAACATCATCTGCTCCTCTGTGAAGTGGGTGGCCTCCTCCAGGATGATCACGTCCCACTCCTGGCCCTGGTACTGGTACACGTCCTTCTCCGCTGCGCAGTAGCCCAGCTTCAGGATCGAGCCGTTCGGGAAGTAGAAACAGTTTTCGGTCTCCTTGTACCGCGCGACACCCTGCAGCATCGGGATCAGGAACCTCACATGGTTCTCTCTGAGCTCCGGCAGCGTCCGACGCATCAGGAGCACCTTCAGCCCCTGGTATCGCCCGCACAGCATCACGGCCTTGACTCGTGCCGCCCAGCTCTTGCCGCCGCCCCTGGCCCCGCCGTAGCAGATGTGACGCCCGCGCGCCTTGAAAAACTCCAGCTGCTTCGGCTGAATCTTGATGTTGATCATCCGCTGATCGCATCCGCTTCTTCCGGATCCACGCCCTCAATGCGGAAAGAGATCTCGTTCACGGTCTGTTCCACCTTCTCCACGGGCTTCTCGCCCAGCAGATCGCGGAGAAACGTGCTCGCCTGCACGTCACCGCATGCGGCCTTGTCAGCCAGGGCGGCGATAATCTCCCGCGCCTTCTCCGGTGTGACCACTTCCTCAGCGGCATGCTTCAGGCGTCCGATCTGCACGCGAGTCTCGGCAGACTTCCTCCCAGCTTCAGCCGCTCGTGAGCCGCTAAACCTGGTGTTTTTCCCGTATTTTGCTAACTCTTCTTTACTTTTGCCTGCCATAGCCACTCCTTTGCCGCATCCTAATCCGCGCGGAAGCAAAAAAACGGACATCTTTGCACAAAAAAGGAGGCCTCAATCGGCCTCCTCCAGTTTTTTGCAGATCTCCCGGTCCCGCCGCCGGCATTGTCTCTCGCTGTAGTGGATCCGCATCCCCACCGCGACCCAGCTCAGCCGGCAGCAGTAGCGCAGGAACACCAGCCGCCTCTCGATTGGTGGCAGCGTCCTGAGCGCCTCCTCCAGTCGCCGGCGGAACGCGCGCGCCTCCGGTGCCCGGCGGTGGTGGTCCGTCAGGCGCCGATACTGCTGCAGCTCGATCCGGGTGATCATTCTTCCGGCCCCTCGGCGTTGTACCACATCCAGTCGAATCCGGGCACGTACACCAGCCGCCTGGGCTCTCCCTCGATTTCGTACGAGACATCGACGTCTTTGTCTATCTCGTGCGATCTCACTCTCGCGATGGGTATCACATCGCTTGGCAATACGTCGACGCCGGTCAATGCCGATAGTGCGGCTGTCTCTCCGATCCTCGCCAGCAGTTCAGTTACCACGTCCATTTAATCCTCTCCTTTCTTCGTCGATCTTCTTTACCGTCCACCCCAGCAGGTGCCACACCGCCCTGCATACGGCCCGCAGCACGCCCCAGGTGCTCACCGTCTCCCGGTTCTCCTCCAGCCAGGTCAGGCTGTCTTCCATCTGCCGGAGGTCGTCGATCAGCTGCTCTCGCGTTGTCATGCGTCCTCCTTAGGCGGCTCTATCCTGTTAGTTGTCATCCATTTGCTCTTTGGGAGAATAATGGTTTCTGTTCTCGCCACGGCTGGCTCGGTGCTTATATAATACGGACACCATTCTGCCGAAACGCAACCTGCTGTGCCTTGGTCTTTATTGCATACGCTGTTTCCACATATTTTTGACACGGCTATTCCTCCTTCGGCGGCTCAAACCACCGCACCCATCTTGTCTTCATTTCGTTCGGTATCTCCTGTCCTTTGTCCCGTTCGCCTGTCCAATGTGTGCCGCCAGCTTCGCCATCATTTGTGAAATTGGAGGCTTTCAGACTTGCCCCATCTTCGCTTGCCAATGTGTACGTTATGATTCTGCCGTACCCCATAGCTTTAGCAATTCGGCAACAGGCTCCGTATAACATCGAACAGGCGTTCCTCGTTCCGTCCGTGCAAACCCTTGTTATCTCGCACGTTGCACCGTCATCGAACCTCCTACCTACAGGCCGTCCTGCCGTGGCTACTCCGTGTAAGATTTCTCCATCATACACACCCACAGCCCATTTCTGCCCTTGCGGTGCTTTGTGGTGTCGGTGGTGTTGGTTGATGTAGTCTGCGGCTGTTCTGTAAGATATTGGTTTATGCTATCCCATCCGCTTTTGATAACACGCACAGCATCGTCCACCGTGTTAGTCAATTCGGTGCGCTTTCCGCAGTTGGAGCATTGTATGTCACATTTTATTTTCTTCGCCATCCTGCACCTCCATCTTTCGCATGTCAGCCCCGCATTTGGGGCAGAAGGCTGGTTCTTCACCATGTATATCTGATTTCTTCATGCAGACAGAACATGTCCACTCCCAAGGATCGTCACCTTCGATATGAATCCACTCGCCCCGCTTCGGCAACTCCGCTTGCAACGCCTCGATTGCGGCAGCGGCTTCGTTCAGCAGGGACAGCGGGACAGACAAAAGGTGGCTCCGCAACGCCTCGACCAGCTTGCTATAGTCCTGCATCCTCTTCCCTACTTTCCCGTCCGTCCAGGCAGGCGGCGTAGTATGCTTCGCTACGCTCGCTCTTGATCTCCCGGAGCTGCGCCCGCGCCCCGTCAAGGTACGCGGCCCAGTAGTGGAGGTCGTACCGGTTATCTGCGCCCAGCTCGTGCTGGCGCTCCTCCTCGGCAAGCCGCTGTTCGGCTCTTTCAATCACGCTCATTCTTCGCTCCTCTCATCACGTAACCCGTAGTGCTGCCTGTACCATTCGTCCCAGTCCTGCCTTCTTCGCATGGTGCCCTGGAATCGTTCCGTGTCCGTGATTGCCTCGTATTCGTCTAACACGGAAATGAGTTTTCCTGCAATCTCCACGTACCTGGATTTCTGCTCATCGGTCATGTCCTTCGTCTGCAGTACGTATCTGTTGTCCCAGTACGCTGCGGATCCTTTGTGCTTTCGTGGCTTTTCGACCGTGTGAAAGCAAACAGCTCGGATCAGCCCCGACAGCTTATAGTTCGCATCGTTATAACTCAGCCACGGGTACTCCCCCTCAAACTGTTCCAGCAAGGAAACCCGCTTCTTCTTGTGCTTCAGTTTCAAGTTCTCCTCTTCCAGCTCCTTGATCCTCGCCAGCATCTCTTGCTCAGTCATTTTTCGCTCCTCTCATGTACCAGTCGATCGTGTCCTTCGCTTCCTCGAACCCCTTGCAGACCACCGCGCAGTAGCCCTCCTCGATCAGCGCCACCTGCCACGCTCTCTGCTCCGGGGACACCCGCCCGCCGTGCTTCCGCTTCAGCTCGATGTACAGCCCGTGGTACCGCCCGCGCGCCACCGGCAGGCAGATATCCGGCACGCCAGGCTTCATCCCCTGTCTCAGCAGTGACTGGGTGTGCTGCACGGATCTGCGGCCCTCGTTCGTGATGTGATACATCAGCTGTAGGTCGGTGCGGTACTGGGCCCATTCGAACAGGGCGATCTGCTCATCTTTTTCGATCATAGGCGCTCCAATGCGTCGATATCCGTCGCAATCACACCGACCCATGCTTTCACGCCTTTCTCGTCCACACGCACGACAGGGAAATCCGCGAACAGTTCTTTCCCTTTCTCGCCAAAGTCTTCTCTGATTATTCCGAGCTGCATCTCGTGTTGTCTGAATACGTCGACGGCTCCTTTCGTAAGAAAAACATAGCAGTCCTTCTTAGGCACCCGGTTTGCGCGCATAATCGCCAGAGTCCTCATCAAACACGAATATAAATGCATGGATTTCTCTTTCACGGTCATTTTACTGTTCCCCATTTGTTCCCGGCAGGCCTCTTGTACCTTTTTGTACGCTGATTCGCTGTCTGTCTTGAAAATAATCTCGTACCAGCCCTCGCCGGTTCTGGTGTTCATGTCTGTCATAGCTCCTCCTCTGCAAGCAACGACAGCTGCCGCTCGTCTTTTTTCTCGTCTCCGACCCACCAGTCGTAGATGTCCTTGCCTGTTTCCCATCGGGCCATTGTCATCAGCCCTCGTTCTTTCCTGTTTTGTGCCATCTTGTTAAAGCACCTGATGTATTGCTCTTTGTACTTCGGATACTCTTCAAGCTCCTGTTTCCGTGTTGACGTGTTCATAGGGCATCCAATGCAGCCAAGTCTTCTCTTGCCTTTGTCGTACAACTCGCAGTAAGGGACGTTGTACTTGCGCAGGAACTCCCATACGTCCTCGTCTTCCCAATCAATGATCGGATTTACAAGTGTCTTCCTGGTCCGGAAACAAACCTCGACGGCTCTCCTTGCTTCATCGTTATCGTCGTTCAGGACCACCCCCCCCGATTTGTTTGTAGAAAATTTGCTTGCTGCACCTCTGGTATCTTTTCGGCGTTTTTTCCGGTGATCGTGGCGACGCCTTGGTTTGTCTTTCTGTTTGATGATTCGGCCCACCTGACGCCGGTAATCGTGACGGTTCCTTTCCCCGCCGATTCCTTCAGCTTCTCGCAACAATACCGCATAATCCTTGTCGGAGGAGTCGTCCGTTCTTTCAACAAGCTCCACATTGAAATCGGTTTCCCGTTCTTATCGTGTGGAATATCAAAGCTGACCTCAGGGTGAACCTTCTTCACGAACCGAACCAGCTCCGGAGGATCTACACTGGTCACGTTGTAATGTGCTTCAAAGTTCACGCCTGCCATCTTCGCCAGTTCAAGAACCACGCAGGAATCCTTTCCGCCTGAGAACGCCAGCCAATACGGTCTGTCCTTCGGCTCGAATGCTTTCAGCCTTTCTATGGCGGTCTGTACCTTGTCGATCGTAGAAAATAGCGTGTCTTCAATCAATGCCATGTCATAGCTCCTCCAGATCCAGGTCGATGTCCTGCAGGTTCCCCGTGCCGGAGACCTTGTACTCGTCGTAATTCTTCAGCGTGTTCCGCTCCCGCCTCACGTCCTGCTTCACCGGATACACGCCGGTCCACCCGTTCTCGATGCTCTGCTTCAGGATCGCCACCTGCGTCGCCTCGTCGCCCATCTTTTGCAGCTTCTGGGTCAGCAGGTCCACAGCGTACGGGGTCATCGGCTTCCGCATCCGGTTCCGCATTTCCCTGAAAGCAGTCAGGGCAGCGTCGAGCGGGCTTTCTTTTGACTCCCCTTTAGGGGAGGTTTTCTTTATAGACTTCTCTTTAACAGGGGGGTTAG